CAAACTGGCACGACGCTAATGAGCGATCGTGACAAATCTTCGAGACAGCGGCCCCGGAACCTTAACGGTCCGAAGTTGACCGGCTGTCTGCTCGGCAATGCCCAGAAGATTCCCCGAATGACGGATATCCTCGATCGATTAAACGATGAGAGGTATTGTACGTCTTGTACGGAGGCGTTTCATGCGCTAAGGATCACCAACGATGTGTTCGTAGCTTATGGCATGAAGTCGGACGAAAAGTCTGAGGCGCTTTTGTTGAATGAATTTCCGGTCTACCATTTATGGTCTAAGACCGATGTTTTATTCGACTTAATGAAATTCAAATGCGCTGCGTCTTTTAGTTATATTGTGGGCCAGCCCCTTCCCGCCGTTCCGGATAATATCCGCGGCGATCCGAGGGCTTCCTCGCCCCACTGGCTTCCCGGCATCTACTATGCGTTTGTTGAAAGGGCATATAAGATGTTTAAGTGTTATAAGGATAAACGATGGATTCGCGATGTTAAGCGTCCGTCGTCGTTCTTTGATAACGGGAATTTGCGCCTTGTGGTAAGCTTTGCTTATTCTCTTCTGATGTTAAAGAAGGGTCTTCCGCGTCCTTCACCCTTGAGGTGTGATAGGGCGCGGAGAGAGGCGTTCCGCACAATGACGACACCAGACGATCGGACATTTTCGAAGTGTCTGACGATTGATCGTGTTGGTTCGTATGCAGACCGGGTTGTTGACCGGCTATTCGGGAAGGTGGATTTCTCCCAGGTTGAGTTGATTTGGCCATCTGTCTCAAGTCACTCAACCTTACTCGGAAGTGGTCGTAATTCGTCACGACGTTCCGATGATGGTGCTTTTGGATACCTGCGCTCCCTCGGCCTGTTGCCACAGTTCTCTCTTCGAGATTTTGTGCGTGACCCGGAGGAGCGTCGGGAGAATGGGAGTGTGGTGTTTTTGAACCTGTCGGAGGAGGCTCGTTCTACTCTCATTCGTTGCCAGGCCGACGTTCTCTGCGCTGCCTTGGACGAAGATCCTCAATGCTTCGTCCAGGCCCTTCCAGAGGCGTGTAAGGTCCGGACAATTACGGCAGGTCCTGTTTTAATGTATCAGGCCCTGAGACCCATCCAAAAGATGATGCACCGGGCTCTTGCGAATGATCGCCGTTTTGTTGTAGACGGTATGATCGACGGTAGACGGATCCTTGAGTGTCTTGGAAGACTCGGATCGGGCCAGAAATGGCTGTCGGGCGACTATAAGGCCGCGACTGACAATCTCGCTATTGAATTGTCGTACCGTATCGCTGAGAGGATTGCCTTTCGTACCGGGATGCCGGATACGTACCGTGAGCTTCTTATTCGCTCACTGGTAGGGCACGTGTACGTTGAACCTGATGACTCTTCGACCGGTTATCAGGCTCGCGGACAGTTGATGGGATCGATAACCTCCTTCCCTGTTCTCTGTATTGCGAATTTCGCACTCATCTGGGCTTCGGCTTTTCCGGCCACCCCATTTGATTTGGTGGAGGCTCTCGTCAATGGTGACGACTGTCTCTTCGCGACCGATCAGGACGGTTTTGACCGATGGTTTTCGGACGCGAAAGATATTGGTCTTAGTCCCTCAGTGGGTAAGACATATTTCACCGAGGAGTTTATGGTGATCAATTCCGATTTGTTTATCAACGATCTCGGTCCGTTTGATTTAAATTCCGGATACGAGTGTCTTCCCTTCATTAATTCGGGTCTTTTGATCGGAATGAAGCGAAGTGGAGATCGTGAAACTTCCTGTCAGAAATTGGATGACAGGTCCACCACTATCGGTGCCCGTTGTACCGCGTTATTGCGGGGATGGGGTCACGACTCACCAATGAGAGATAGCCTTATTGGTCTGTTTTTGGTTTATAACAGCCATCTTTTCGTTGATAAGGGTGAATGTCCCTTGTATCTTCCGGAGCGTTTCGGAGGGTATGGGATTCCCTTCTCGGCTCACTTCTACCCTGACGAGACAGAACTTAGTCTGTGGCAAGAGTTGTATGAGCGAGAGCAATTTTTTCGGAATATCCACTTGACGCCGATTCGTCCCGAACCGTATTGGGCAATCAGCGTCCGCACACTTAAATTCTCAACCGATGTCAAGTGCTCCCCGTTTTATCGGGACGCCGTCCGTGACCTTTCCAGACGGTTTGGCACTCGCTTCACTGATTCTCCGTTTTCAGTGGGCGCCTACCAGTGGTGCTTTTCAGACCAGGAGGTGCCGGTTGAGTCTGACGACAATCTCGATGAGTTTGTTCGTCAGTGGGTTCGCTTTCGAGGCCGCGTGCCTGTTCGTGACTGCGCCGATTTCTGTTCCGGCGGACTGTACGATTACGCGTGCTTCAGGTATTTTATGGACCCATCAACACGACCTTTACGTCGTGCCCCAGCTGTAATGTTTGCGAATTGTGAGGCAAACCTACGTGTTGTCGGTTGGGGTCGTGTTGAGCCCGCCTTCCATCAGGCCGATGATGATCGTTGTTTGTATCATCGTCGTCTCTGTGAAGAGGGAGGAATCACAGGGGACGACGGTCACTATCCTTTAATGAAGTTTGATAGTGTCGTCGTGTCCGGCGGGAGTCCCACATTTGTTAGGGACAGACCTCACGAGCTGCCCTTCTCCTTTTCTATAGGGTTCTGCTCGCGATCCGACTTCTACGTTCCATTGCGTAGTCGGATATGGCACCATCTTCCATGGTAGCCATCGGTTGACCAGCTCATGTCATTAAACCGAGCGGGTTTTCGTTGTCATTCTCCGTTGATTGGCCTCTAGAGGGTGGTGGATTGAGCACCCATCATCGCTAAGCCCTTTGACGTCGGTATGCCTTATGGACATACTGGTTTCTGTCAGCAATTCTCTCCGTAGCTTTCTTAGCTGAACCTAATATCCCCGATGTAGAGTGGCCATACGATGGCTTGTCTCATTGATTGGGGTGGGTCCACAGCGGGAACGCCGGGGGGAACAGAATTCCAGCTTGCTGTCTGTTCGAACAGCCGTTGAGTTTGACCGTAATTGTTGGGGTCGATAAGGCCTGACGATTTGGCGGGGCGGGTTGTAAACCGCTCTTAGCCTCTCGTCCGGCACGATCTCGGTGTATTTACGTCGAGACCCG